TACCTGCTCTGAACGGGCTGCCAGAAGGCGCGCAGTTTGTGATGCAGAACCTCGGCGGTTATGCATTCAACGTGCAACGGACCGGCACCGATTTCATTACCGCAAGCGGGTCCGCCATCACCGTCGTTTCCATCGGCCCCGGTGAAGACGCTACGTTTATTAAGACGAATGGCGGATGGGTTTTCAGCGGTCGTGCGGCCATCGGCCGAGGCTACAACTTCTCCGCGAACTTTGGGGCCAATGGCTTTCAACGCTTGCCGAGCGGGCTGATTATCCAATGGCTCGACTACGCGAACTCGACTGCCGTTGCCGGTGGCGTCTACGGCGTCTCGTGGCCGATCGCATTCCCGAACGCCTTCATCAACGCCCAAATCTGCAACGTCAATTCCGGCAACGGGTTGTTCGTTTGGAACAACGCGTTCTACTCGCTTGGTGGCATCAACTTGCAAGTGAACAGCGGCGGCTCTGTGCGTTGCAACGTTTTCGCAATCGGCTGGTAACCAGGACAGAATGAACATGCAAAGGTACGCACACACCGACAATTCCTTGAGGGTTCTCGGCTTCTATTTCGACGATATCCACGCTCAGATCCCGACGCCCTGTGTCGCAATTAGCGAAGAGACCTACGCCGAACTTCTCGCCGCTCAATCAATCGGCAAGACATTGTGCGTTACAGAAGACGGGAAGGCGGCCTGCATTGATCCGCCCCCGCCCTCTCTCGGCCAGATTCGCACGATGTTGCTCGCCAACATCGACGCGGCCGCCGACGCCGCGCGCTTGGCCGTTGCTGGCGATCCGCTTCGCGCTGCTGAATATCAGATTGCCGAGGCCGAGGCAAAGGCGTACCAGGCGGCCGGATACACCGGCGAATGCCCGCCTAGCGTCAAAAGCTGGGCTGAGGCGAAGAACTGGACCTCGAAGCAGGCGGCCGACAACATCATTGGCGAGGCGGCAGCATGGAATGCCGCCTTGTACGCCCTCCGTGACGCGCGGCTGAAAGCCAAGGAAGCTGTGCGAAGCGCGCTGACCGCCGAGACGGCCACCGCAATCGCCAACGCCGCAATCGACGGCATCAAGGCCAAGGTCGCGAATCTTGGCAACGCAGCGAGCTGACCATGTCGAGCGTGCGCCTTTTGTTCTCCACGACACGACTGCCGCTGTCGGTGGTCATCCGTGCCTGCACGTGGTCCCGTTGGTCACACGTGGCTCTGGTCGACGGTGACAGCGTGATCGAGGCCGTCGCGTTGCATGGCGTGCGCCGCGCACCGCTGGCCGATGCATTGTCGCGCAGCGCAGACTTTGCGATAGCGGATCTGCCAGCGCGCAATCCGCGAGCCGTCATCGATGCCGCGGCATCCCAGCTCGGCAAGCCCTACGACTATTCGGCCCTCGCCGGTCTTGCGTTGCACCGCGACTGGCAGTCCGACAATGCATGGTTCTGTTCCGAGCTGGTGGCATGGGCGTTCGATGCAGCTGGCCAGGCGCTAGTGCGTCCAGAGTTCCGCCGCCGCGTGTACCCGCAACACCTCTGGATGCTGCCGCCAACAGCACCGATTCCGGTGCCCCTGCACGCCTGATGTTGTGCGCCATTGGCGCACAACATCATTCGAGAGACAGCCTCGCGCGTGCGCAGCATCCTACCGGGACGATCCCACCATCGTCAGGATCACTCCCGGAGGACTGAATGCCAGCTGACTATCACCACGGCGTACGTGTCGTTGAAATTAACGAAGGCACCCGCCCCATTCGTACCATCGCGACCGCCGTGCCCGGCATCGTCTGTATCGCTGAAGACGCGGACGCGACGGTCTTTCCCCTCAACAAGCCGGTGCTGCTGACCAGCCCCATGTCGTCGCTTGGCAAAGCCGGCGACACGGGCACGCTTGCCAAGACGCTAGACGCCATCACCGACCAGGCCAACCCGCTGACCGTGGTGGTGCGCGTAGCCAAGGGCGCAACCGACGCCGAGACCACCAGCAACCTGATTGGCGGCACCGATGCCAACGGCCGCTTCACCGGCATGAAAGCGCTGCTGTCGGCCAAGAACAGCCTGGGCGTCACGCCCCGTATCCTCGGCATTCCTGGCATGGACAGCCTGCCGGTGGCCACCGAGCTGGCCAGCATCGCGCAAAAGCTGCGCGCCTTCGCCTATGTATCGGCCTTCGGCTGCGCAACCAAGGAAGAGGCGGTGGCCTACCGCGACAACTTCGGTCAGCGCGAACTGATGACCATCTGGCCCGACTTCATTGGCTGGGATACGGTGTCCAACGCCGAGACCACGCTGTTTGCCACCGCGCGTGCGCTGGGCCTGCGTGCCAAGCTCGACAACGAGGTGGGCTGGCACAAGACGCTGTCCAACGTCGCGATCAACGGCGTGACGGGCCTGTCGAAAGACGTGTTCTGGGATCTGCAGGATCCGGCCACCGACGCGGGCTACCTGAACCAGAACGACGTCACCACCCTGATCAATTTCCAGGGGTTCCGTTTCTGGGGTTCGCGCACCTGCAGCTCCGATCCGCTCTTCCAGTTCGAGAACTACACCCGCACGGCACAGGTGCTGGCGGACACGATGGCTGAGGCGCACGCGTGGGCCATGGACCTGCCGATGACGCCGTCGCTCGTACGCGACATCGTGGAAGGTATCAACGGAAAGATGCGCTCGCTGACGCGCAACGGCTACCTGCTCGGCGGCTCCGCCTGGTACGACCCGGAGTTCAATCCCAAGGACTCGCTCAAGGATGGCCAGCTCGGCATCGACTACGACTACACGCCGGTACCGCCGCTGGAAAACCTGACGCTTCGTCAGCGCATCACCGACCGATATCTCATGCAATTCGCGGAAGCCGTCAACGCGTAAGCGTGCGAGCTGCCAATACCTGAAAAGGAACTGCCATGGCAATGCCACGGAAACTCAAGAACTTCAACGTCTTCCACAACGGCGAGAGCTTTGTGGGGGAATGCGAAGAAATGACGCTACCCAAGCTGACCCGCAAGCTCGAAGAGTACCGGGCGGGTGGCATGAACGGTCCGGTCGATATCGACCTCGGCGCCGAGAAGATGGAGCTGGAAGCCACCTACGGCGGCATCATGCGCGCGATCTTCAAGGAATGGGGCATCACTTCTATCTCTGGCGTGCTGCTGCGCTTCGCCGGCGCATTCCAGCGTGACGCCGATAGCGACACTGACTCCGTCGAGGTCATCGTTCGCGGCCGTCACACCGAACTGGACATGGGCAACGCCAAGGCCGGCGACAACAGCCAATTCAAGGTCAAGACTTCGATCAGCTACTACAAGCTCAGTGTCAACGGCGAGGTCTGGTGTGAGATCGACCACGAGAACTTCATCGAAGTGATCTTCGGTGTGGATCGACTGGCCGGCCAGCGCCGCGCCATGGGTCTGTAGCGGCCCACACGCGGGCCGGCCTTCGGGCTGGCCCATTCCTGCATACCTATCTTCTTCCATTCCGACGCCATGAACCAACCGACCTCCACCGATATCACCCTCGACCAACCGATCAAGCGCGGCGAGCAGACCATTACCTCTATCACGGTGCGCAAGCCCGGCTCGGGCGAGCTGCGCGGCTGCAGCCTGGTCGACCTGATGCGTATGGATGTGACGGCCCTGCACACCGTGTTGCCGCGCATCACCACCCCGACGCTTACCCAGCACGATGTGAGCAAGCTGGATCCGGCGGACCTGACCCAGCTGGGAACGGCGGTGACCGGTTTTTTGCTGCCGAAGTCGGCCAAGGAGGAAAACTTCCAGACCGAGTCGAGCACGCCATCGCAGATGTTGCAGTGATTTTCCACTGGCCTCCGGAGGTGATGTACGCCATGGGGGTCGCAGAGCTGATGGAGTGGCGCGAGCGCGCCTACGAACGTAGCGGATCTGACGAATGAGCACACCCCGAAACCTCCGGCTGGAAGTCGTGCTGCAGGCCGTCGACCGCGTGACGCGCCCGTTCCGCGCCATCATGGGCAGCAGCAATGACCTGGCCAAGGCCGTGAAGGCCACCCGCGACCAGCTCAAAGACTTGAACCGGGCACAGGCCAACATCGACAGCTTCCGCAAGCTGTCCAAAGATGCCGCGATCACCGAGAACCAGCTGGGCGCCACGCAAGCGCGCGTGAAGGCACTGGCGCAGGAGATCGCGGCGGCCGACAAGCCCACGGCTGCCATGTCGCGAGCCTTCCAGGCGGCAGTGCGGGAGGCACAGGCGCTAAAGCAGCGCGGCGGCGAGCTGCAGCAGAGCCTTGTGGCGGTGCGCGGCCGGCTCGATGCGGCTGGCATCAGCACGACGAACCTTGGCCAGGCACAACGCGACCTGCGCGGGCGCATCGACACCACCACGCAGGCGCTAGCCCAACAGCAGGCACAGCTCAGAGTCGTTGGGGAACGCCACCGGGCACTTGCCGCCGCGCAATCCCAATACCAGAAGGGCATGGCCACCCGGAACGCCATGCTCAATGCCGGCGCGTCGACTGCGGCGGCCGGCGGCATTGTGCTGGCGCCGATTGCCAAG